CCGAAGAAGCACGCTCGCCCATACACATCGCGGTTGCTCAGGCGCTCGCGCTCGTCGATGCCTTTCAGGCGCACGGTGAAGTCGTGCTGCCAGGTGCTGGCATCGATGGTGATGCCGGTCAGTTCCTGGGCGCCGCTGTATTCCACCAGGATGTTGCGGGTGACGTTGTTGCCGATCTGCAGCGGCGGGATGTTGCGCCGTTTCTGCTGCAGCGGCAGGTAGGCCACGGCGAACAGCACGCCCTCGGCGCTTTCCAGGCCCATCCAGTTCCAGTCGAAGTCGCCGATGTCGCTGCCCAGCATCGAGCTGTAGACGACCTGGTTGGGGTTCACGTAGCCGCTGTTGCCCGCCGGGATGTCGTAGCTGTGCACGATCTGGCTGGCCGGCGGCTTGGTCGCGGCGCGGTCGATTGGCGTGTTCGGGTCGAGCCCGGGTACATGGGCGTAGATGAAACGGGTGATCTGCAGGACTTCTTTGGCCCCCTGCTTCTGGGCGATCAGGCTTTCGCCCGCGAAAGTGATTCTGGCCACGGCGGACTCCTAAAGCGTGGCGACCAACGTCTGCTGGTCGTCGTTGAATTGGGCTGCGCCAATGCGCAGGGTCACGGGGGTGATGCTGATGAAGTCGTAGCGGCGGCAGGTCCGGCCGTACTGCTGGATCAGCACCCGCAGCAGCTCGGGGTTCTCCGACAGCTGCGAGTCGGAAAGGCGCAGCAGGACCACGTCCCAGTCGCGGCCGGCCAGGCGTTCGTCGATCTCGACATAGCCCACGCCGAGCCGGCGCAGGATGCGCTTGAGCCCCGCGGTGCTGCCGGCATCGACCGCGTTGATGAAGGCGAACTTCACCCGCAGCCGGTACAGGCGTTCCGGTTCGTCCTTGAAGCGAGTGATGTCCCGCTGCCAGGCGAGCAGGTCCAGCACGGTGAGGTGGCAGGTCTCGGCGTCCATCTGCAGCAGCGGCCAGTGCAGCCACTCGGTCACCCTGGCCCACCAGGCTTGGGCGGCGTCCTTGAGCTTGGTCAGTTCGGTGCCGGCGAGCCAGAACGGCAGTTTCAGCGGGCTCATACCAGGTCCACCCGCAGGTTGGCGATGCGCGCGATGCTCAGCTGCGAGACGATGTCCTCGCTGGCGAAATGCAGCGACTCGATGTCGGCGAAGGCCTGGTGCAGTTCCTCGGCCAGGCGGCTGAAGGAGAACCGCGACTGTGGGTAAGTCAGCGTCGGCCGATAGTCGCTGGCCGTGCTTTCGCGAAACGCCGCGCGGATGAACTGGGTGATGCCCTGCTGCAACTCTTCGCGCCGTTTCGCCGTCAGGTTCGCCCGCGGCCAGACCGTCAACGCGATGTCGTGGCGCGTCTCGGGCATGACCATCACCAGCAGGTCGTCGCCGTGACCGTGGTTGCCTTGGTCGCGCACATGGGCGTTGATCTGCTCCAGATACGCCTGCGCCGGCACGTCGGCGTCGAACAGCACGTAGGCGTTGGCGCTGCCCGGACCACGCGGTGCGTCGTGGAGGAAGTACACGCCATCGGGGCGCACCCCCGGGAAGGCGGCGATCATGGCGCGGTAGACCGCGTCGGTGTGCCATTGGTTGACCGCGCTGAACTGGTTGCGGGTGCGCAGGCGCAACTGGTCGTCGGGCTCGGGGTCGGCCCCGGGCGAGGTCATCCAGCCGTCGGCATTGACCACCTGGACAATCCCCGGCACCGGCTCGGGCAGGATGGCGTAGTAACCGGGCGCCAGGTTGTAGCCGCTGCCGACCTGCTGCGCCTGGACCTTGACCGACTGTTGCAGGCGGCCGTCGGGGAACACAGCATCCTCGACCGTCACCAGCTGGTAGACGTGGCCGTTGATCGCGGCGGATTGCACCACGACGCCGGCGCGCATCAGCAGCTCGCCGGCGCTGTTTTCACGGGTGAACAACAGCTGGCCCTGGGCCTTGGTCGCGCCTTTGCGCTCGACGTTCACCGCCCAGGCCAGGCTGTCCAGCCAGGCGCCGCTGGCCGTCTTGACGAAGAAGTTGGGCAGCACGGTGTCACTGATGAAACCGACCAGCCACAGCACCGGCTTGGTCACCAGCGCCGTCACCACGCGCCAGAATGGCGAGTAGGCGCTGGTGTTGCTGAGCTTGCTGCCCTGGGCGGCCACTTCGGCCTCCCAGGCCTGGTGCAGGGCCGCCTCAGTGGTGGGAATGCCGGCGTCGGCCAGCACCTTGCGAAAGTCCAAGTCGCTCACAGGTATACCTCGATGTCACCGAATTTCAGGGTTTTCGCCGTGACCAGGTAACGGCCCGGATGCTCTTCCAGGACGCGCGCGGTACCCGGCAGCAGGCGCTCGTCGTCCTCCACCAGCAGCTCCAGTTGCAGGATGCAGTCGGCCTGGCGCTGGCGGCTGCGCTCGGCCACCAGGGTCACCAGCAGGCCGCTGTCGCGGATCATGTGGGCGATGTCCTGGGCGATGCTGGCCCGGTCCTCGATCAGCAGCGGTTGGTGGGAAAGGTCCAGGACCAGGTCGTTGTCGTGGATCAGCAGGTCGATGTAGTCGCTCATCAGCCCACCGCCATTGCCATCATCTGTTCCAGCTCCAGCGGGTTGATGGCCTTGCTGGTGTTGATCTCCACCTTCTCGACATGCATGCGCCGGTCCTGCGCCTGGGTGGTGTTCTGGATCTGGGTCATCAGGCCTCCCTGGGGAACGCTCGTCGGGCTGGCCGGCGAGAGGTTGAGTGCGGTCTGGGTCATGCGCTGGCGCTGCTGCTCGAGTTGCTCGACCGGCGCGCTGGCCATGCTGGGGGCGAGGGCAGCGGGTGCCATCGAAGCCGTGTGTGGCGCTGGTGATGGCACCTGCATCAGGGTCTTGAGCAGTGGCTGCGTGCTGCTCATGGGCAGTACGCCGATCGGTGCGACCTGGCTGGCAAGCCCTGGCACCTTGGGTGCTTCCGGCAGATCGGCGAACGAGGTCTCGATGTTGACGCCCGGGATCTTGTTCAACCACTCGATCACCTGGTCGAGTGAACTGCGCAAGATCTTGACGATGCCGTCCCAGGCCGCCTTGGCCATGCCGGTCCAGCCCCCCATGTCGGTGAACCACTTGCTCAGTGCGTCCAGCTGTGCGCTGACCCACTGGAAGGCGGCGCTGTCCAGGAACGCGGCCTTGAGCTCGTCCCAGTAGGCAATGACCAGGACCACGGCAGCGACCAACGCGATGATGCCCGCGATGATGAGGATGATCGGGTTGGCCAGGAGTGCGGCGTTCACCAGCCAGAGCGCGCCTTGCCAGGCAAGGGTGGCGAGCCTCACGATCCCCATCCAGGCGTACATGGCGATCAGGCTTGTCAGGAAGATCGACAGCACCAAGGCGTGCCGGAGGAACATGAAGATGCTCTTCAAACCGGTCATGTTGAGCAGGGCCCAGGCGGCCTGTGTCCCCAGCATGGCTATCCGGGCCAGTCCGCTCAGCACTGCAAGCGCGGTCAGCGCGGCGCTGGTGCCAAGGATCGCCAGGGTGGCGATGGCGATCACCCGGGTGATGTTGGGAAACAGCTTGATCCAGCGGACCAGGGTCTGGGCGATCTCGACCAGGCGTGTCATCAGCGGTTGCAGGATGGGAATCAGCGCCTGGCCGAAGGCGATACGCAGCGCTTTCACGGCAGCCCCGAACTGCTGCCAGGGGTCGACCATGGCCTTGGCCATCTGTTCGGCCTGTTCCAGGCCGCGTACCTGGCCGAGTTTGTCGATGCCGTTCTTCAGGCGGTCGGTGTCCTGGGCCAGGGCACCGATGAGCTGGGCCGCCTCACCGCCGAAGGCCTCGGTGATCTTGGCGTTGGCCGCCGCGCCGCGCAGGTCGCCGAACTTGCCCTGCAGCTTGGCCAGGATGTCGAGCATCGGCAGGACCTTGCCATGAGCATCGGTGAACTTCATGCCGAGCTTGTCCGAGGCGTCCTCGATGTTCTCGAAGAAGGCCTTGTAAAGCCCGCCGGCCGCGCTGCCGTCCATGCTGCCGGACAGGCTGCCGATCACGGCCATCTGCTCGGCCAGGCCGATGCCGGCGGCGGAGGCCTGGGCACCGGCCTCCTTGAAGCCATCCTTCATCTGTTCGCCGCTGGTGCGGAACAGCTGGACCGCCAGGGCGGTCTGCCCGCCCAGGATCTTGACCCATTGGCCCTTGCCCATGGCGTCGGCCTGCTGCTTCCGCAGGTTGTACATCGTGCCGACATACTCGGCCATCACGCCCTGGTCGGACTTGGTGGCCTTGGCCAGCACGCTGCTGGCGTAGGTGAACGTGGCCAGCTGGGAGCCGGACAGACCTTTGATCGCGCCCTCGATCTTGTACGCCGAGGCGACGAAGTCCCGGGCGTTCTCGCCATAGGCGATGGAGAACATCAGGGCTTTCTTGTTCAAGGCCTCCAGGGCGTCCTCGGCCACGCCGAGCGAGCGTACATCCCCAAGGGCACGGTTCATTTCCAGGGCGGGCTCAAGGAAGGTGCCAAAGCTGCCGGCAGAGCTTTGCAGCTTCTGCGTGCCCTCGCTGATCTGCTTGATGGCGGCCTGGCTTTTTTCGCTCAGATTGTTGAACCCTTGGGTCATCCTCGCCAGCGGCGCGGTGACTTTGTCGGTCAGCGACAGGATGAAATCCAGCCGGCTGGTTGCGTTGTTCGCGCTCATGGGATGTCAGCCTCCATTGAATGCACGGGCGATGCCGTTGGCGATGGCGATTTCCATTCGCCGCCAGTGCTCGTCCTCAAGCCACTTGGCCGTGCCCAGGTTCTCGGGCGTGGTCGGCGCACCGGGCAGCCAGCGTTCGGCCAGGGCCAGCAGCTGGCCCAGGCCGTCCTCGGTCAGTCGCTCTGCGTGGCCGAGCGCTTTTTTACGGTGACTTCCACGGTCGGGGCGTACTCCTCGACCAGGGCACCGGCCAGCTGGATCACGGTCATCGGGTTGGCCAGCAGCGGCTTGAGCTGGTCCTTGTGCTCGGGCTTCACGGCGGTGACCAGCAGGTTGTTGGCCGGGGCGACCTTGTTGGAGGGGGTCAGGGCGTTGATGTACTTGGTCATCAGCGCCGGATCGATGGCGAAGTCCAGGGACAGGTCGCCGACTTCCAGGGTGATTTCGGTGCGTTGGGTCATGGGGTACTACTCCATTGGAATACGGGAATCGAAAAGAACGTGGCGGGCGCTGTGTTCAGCGGCCGCGCTCGTGAAGCTGTTGGCAGGGAACGCAGCGGCGCATGCCGCCCAGGGCGCGGCGCGCCTCGGGGATATCGTCGCCGCAGTCCGTGCAGTGGGTAAGGCTGGGCCCAGTCGCCACGCGGCGGCCACGGACGGCGGCGATCGCCAGATCACGCCTGAGCTGTTCCAGGGCCTGGGCGCGGTCGAATGGGCACACCATCAGCTCAGGCCCTCGACCTCGGCGAAGGACAGGTACGGCACGCCGTTGACGTGGATGAAGTCCGGGCTGGTGACGTCGAACGGCAGCTTGTGCTTGGTCTTCTCGCCGCCCTTGGCGTCGATGTTGAGCAGGCTGGAGATCTTGAAGCGGCAGCCGAAGGCCTCGACGCGGATCTCGTCGGTGGGGGTCTTGGCATAGAACAGCTGGTCGAAGGTTCCCAGCTGACGGAAGCTGCCGGCCTTGGCGGCGGCTTCGATGATCAGGTTGAAGTTGCTGGTGTCCACCTCCAGCTCGCCGCTGGCGGCCACGTCGCCGGCGACCCAGCCGTCCGGCACACCCTTGGTGTGTGCCACGGCGCTGTTGTCGGTGATGTCGAGGGTTGCGCTCTCAACGTGGATCTTCAGGTCGCCCACGTTGATGTCGAAGTTCAAGCCACTGATCTTGGCCATGGGTTACTCCTGGTTGTCCTGGGAAAGGTCCAGCGCGATGTTCGCGGTGATGTCCTTGGGGCAGTTGTGCGGGCGGATGCGAATGAACACTTCCACCTGGGTGTGGCTTTTCCAGACGATGACCAGGTCGCCGTCGCGCGGCGGCTGGATTTCGCCGGGGAACACTTCGCCGGCGAATTTCACCGCCTTGGCCATCTGTCGCAGCGGCGCCATCAGCGCGCTGGTGTTGGCGGCCATGCTGGCGGGGCTGTTGTTCAGGCGACGGTCGCCGATGCGGCGGATCAGCAGCGGGCGGACCTGGCGGGCGGCCTTGTCGGCCAGGCGCAGGTATTCCAGGACCTGGAAGTCGCTGGCGGCGGTGTCGAGCATGTTGGCATCGCCCCAGTACACGCCCTCGTAGTCCGGGTAGGTCTGCGAGACGGAGAAGCGTGCCTTGTCCAGCTCGCTGCGTACCGCCGATGGCAGTGGCACGCCGTCCTTGTCCGCGGGCACCGCGCCCAGGCCCAGGACAGGGCCGCTGGCGACGCGCATCGGGGTATCGGCGATGCTCCAGGCGGCGTTGGCCAGGCGCCCGGCGAGTACGCCCAGATCATTGCCGTGCAGCTGCGGCACCACCACGACGCGTGGCGCGGCGATACCGTCGGTGAGCGCCTTCTGCTCGAGCAGGTAGTCCGACCAGGTCACGGTCGGCAGGATGCCGGCGGACGCGGCGAGGACGAACGAACGCCGGCCGTAGCGGGCGTTCAGTTGTTCGGCGGCGGTGTGCATGGCCAGCAGTTCCGCGCCGGTGGTCGCCGGCTTGGTGATGACGATGCCTTCGACCGAGTAGCCGTGTTGCTGGGCATACTCCAGGGCGGTTGCCCAGTCGCCCTCGGCGCCGATTGGCGCGGCCAGGCAGGCCCAGCGGTCGCCGCCGTTGGCCCGGGCGGCGATCAGTTGGGTCTTCAGGTCGCTGGCGGCCACGCCCAGCTCATTGTCCAGGTCGCTGTCCGTGTTCAGGGTCAACAGCTTGCCGACGTTCTTGGCGGCGGGGCCGATGAAGAGGAAGTAGCGTTCGATCTCGGTCACGGCACCCTGGCCGAGGTTGAGATTGTTCACGCTGATTTTACCGAGTGCCATAGGTTGCCTCGTTAGCGGGGTGATTGAAGGGGTGTGCCAGGACCTGTCGATCAGGTCGCGGGCGGGTCGGGCAATGCAGCCCGGGTAATGGGTCAGGGGAGGGGACTGGCCTGCAGGGCGATTTCGCCTTGCTCGGCGACCCACAGGTCGTAGGGCTGGAATGACCAGGTCTTGCCGAAGACCTCGATCTCGCCGGCCGCGTCCTCGGTCAGGTAAAGGGGCTCGACGAACTCAAGGACCAGCGACACATCGAGCAGGTCGCTGCCCGGGACCTTCTGCTTGACGGCGAGGGTCGGTGCCGGCAGGGCGAACAGGTGACGCCCGGGGTCGTTGGTTTCCAGCCAGCTGCCGGCGAGCGCCATCAGGCGTCCGGGATGACCGCTGAAGTCGTCGAAGTCGAACAGGGCGCGGTAGCGCAGGTTGCCCATGTGCAGGCCCAGCTCGGTCGGCGTCCAGGCCAGTTGCAGGTCCAGCTGCTGGGCCCAGGCGTGCAGTTGCCCGGCAGGCACCAGCTTGCGTTCGAGCAGATAGGTGGTGAGTGCTTTCAACTGGTTCATGGGGAGGCCTCCTTACAGGGCGAGGTGGCTGAGAAATGCATCGTTGAGTACGTGGGGGGGATTGCCCGCTTCCACAGGGTTCGGAGAACCGCCGAAGTCATGCTCGGCATTCCAAAAAGCCCGCCATGCAGGCTCTTCAGTAATGCGTTGTCCAACCGCTGGCCACGACTGGTGACGCCATGCGGTTGCGCTTCGAATTGGTGACTCCGACCGCGGCCGTCTGCCCGCCGGAAAACTGATCGTGGTGCTTTACGCTGCACACCCGGGCCAGTTGCCAACCCTCTGAACAGTCGAGGCCTGTTCATCGCTGCCTGTGTAACAACCGGTTGCTGTCCGGCTCGAGATACAGGTTATGCATGCACGCATATGCAGTCAATGCATTTGTGGAAATATTTGGGCATGCAATTTTGCTGATATGCATGTCGGTCTTTGCTAGCGCGGGGTGTAGGGCTTTTCTGCAGGCGAAAAAAAACCCGCCGGAGCGGGTTTTTTTCAGGAGCGGGGCATCAGACGTTGAAGCGGAAGTGCATCACGTCACCGTCCTTGACGATGTAGTCCTTGCCTTCCAGGCGCCACTTGCCGGCTTCCTTGGCGCCGCTCTCACCCTTGAACTGGATGAAGTCGTCGTAGGCCACCACTTCGGCGCGGATGAAGCCTTTCTCGAAGTCGGTGTGGATCACGCCGGCTGCCTGTGGGGCGGTGGCACCCACGCGCACGGTCCAGGCACGTACTTCCTGTACGCCGGCAGTGAAGTAGGTCTGCAGGTTGAGCAGCTCGTAACCGGCGCGGATCACGCGGTTCAGGCCAGGTTCTTCCAGGCCCAGGGCCTCGAGGAACATGTCTTTCTCTTCACCGTCGTCCAGCTCGGCGATTTCGGCTTCGATCTTGTTGCACACCGGCACCACCACCGCGCCTTCTTCCTCGGCAATGGCCTTGACCACGTCCAGGTGCGGGTTGTTGTCGAAGCCGTCTTCGGCGACGTTGGCGATGTACATGACCGGTTTGCTGGTCAGCAGGTGGAAGCCGCGGATCACCGCCTTGTCTTCGGCGCTCATGTTCTTCATCAGGCTGCGCGCAGGCTTGCCTTCGGTGAAGTGGGGGATGAGCTGCTCGAGGATGGCCTTCTGTGCCAGGGCTTCCTTGTCGCCGCCCTTGGCGTTGCGGGCGACCTTCTGCAGTTGCTTCTCGCAGCTGTCGAGGTCGGCGAAGATCAGTTCGAGGTCGATGATCTCGATGTCGCGCTTGGGGTCGACGCTGTTGGAGACGTGGATCACGTTCTCGTCTTCGAAGCAGCGCACCACGTGGGCGATGGCGTCGGTCTCGCGGATGTTGGCGAGGAACTTGTTGCCCAGGCCTTCACCCTTGGAGGCACCGGCGACCAGGCCGGCGATGTCGACGAACTCCATGGTGGTCGGCAGGATGCGGTTCGGCTTGACGATCTCGGCCAGCGCGTTGAGGCGCGCGTCGGGCATCGGCACGATGCCGCTGTTCGGCTCGATGGTGCAGAAGGGGAAGTTCTCCGCCGCGATGCCGGACTTGGTCAGGGCGTTGAACAGGGTGGACTTGCCGACGTTGGGCAGGCCGACGATGCCGCAATTGAAACCCATGGGTATTCCCCTTTCGTAAAGTGTCAGGCCTTCTGGCTGTGCAGTTCGCGCATGGCCTTGGCGAAGTCGCCGGCCAGCACGTCGGGCATCACGCCGAGGGCAAAATCGATGCTGGCGTCGAGCTTCTCCTGCTCGGCGCGTGGCGCCCGGCCCAGGACGAAGTTGGAGACCAGTTTGGCGTCGCCCGGGTGGCCGATGCCGAGCCGCAGGCGGTGGAAGTCGTTCTGGTTGCCGAGCTGCGCGATGATGTCGCGCAGGCCGTTGTGCCCACCGTGGCCGCCGCCTCTCTTGAGCTTGGCGACGCCGGGAGGCAGGTCGAGTTCGTCGTGGGCCACCAGGATCGCTTCCGGCTTGATGCGGAAGAAATTGGCCAGAGCCGCCACGGACTGGCCGCTACGGTTCATGTAGGTGGTGGGGATCAACAGGCGAACATCGTTGCCCTGATGGCTGAACTTAGCCGTCAGGCCGAAATACTTTTTGTCAGCGGACAGCGAAACACGCTGGGCGATGGCGAGGCGTTCAACGAAAAGAGCCCCTGCGTTATGCCGGGTCTGTTCGTATTCGGGGCCGGGGTTACCCAGGCCGACGATCAACTGGATGGCGGTCACGTCAGGGGCTCTTCCTTGGAGTTGGTGGGTTACGGTGCGCGCGGCACTGTAACCCGATCAACGCCGGCGTGCGAGTGGATTACTCGGCAGCGCCTTCAGCAGCTTCAGCGGCAACGCGCGGGGCGTGGACGTTGGCAACAGCTTTGTCATCACCGTGGGCCAGAGCAACGAACTCTACGCCTTTCGGAGCTTTCAGGTCCGACAGGTGGATGATGGTGCCGACTTCGGCCTTGGACAGGTCGACTTCGATGAACTCGGGCAGGTCCTTGGCTTCGCAGGACACTTCGATCTCGGAAACGACGTGCGAGATCTCGCCGCCTTTCTTGATCGGGGCTTCTTCACCGACGAAGTGAACTGGAACCTTGGCGGTCAGCTTCTGGCCAGCAACGACGCGAACGAAGTCGGCGTGCATGATGAAGCCTTTGGCCGGGTGACGCTGCATGGCCTTGACCACGACGTTCTGCTTGGCGCCGTCGACGTTCAGTTCGATCACGTGGCTGAAGGCAGCTTCGTTTTCGAACAGCTTGGCGATTTCCTTGGCCACGATGGTCAGGGATTGGGCTTCTTTATCGCCACCGTAGACAACGGCAGGGATGTTGGCGGAGTGACGCAGGCGGCGGCTCGCACCTTTCCCCAGGTCAGTACGCGCTTGGGCGTTCAGGATGAAGTCAGTCATTTTGTTTCTCCAAATTAGCCTCCCGAAAGGCGTTTGCGACCAGCGCCAGACGGGGATGGCAAAAAAGCCCCGCCCCAACAACCAGTGTTGGGGCGGGGCGCTTTTCGTCAGCGAGTGTTCCGCTTAGCGGAACATCGCGCTGATCGATTCTTCGTTGCTGATGCGGCG